CTGCTGTTGGGTATTACGCTAAAGGTCTAGCGTGGACCCGATAACCCTGCTGGCAACAGCGAGTGCGATCTGGTCAGGCATCAAGAAGGCGAGTGAGTTCGCTGCTGAAGCGGAAGGGATCTGGGGCCAGCTTAGTAAATATTGTGGTGTCGCAGATCAGTTAGAACAGGTCATCCAAGAGGAGAAGAACAAACCCAAGAAGCCAAAACTGTTTCAGAAACTCGACTTCAGCAGCGACACCGCTGAAGCGTTCAATGCCTTTGAAGCAGAGCATAAATTGGCTGCAATAGAACGGGAACTCCGGCATGAGTTTTTGTACGGGGCGTTCTGTTCACTTGAAGGCGGCTTTGGTGGGATGGATGGTTACGCCAAGTTTTGCAATATGCGCCGCAAGATTAGGGCTGACAGGATCAAGGCCAAGCAGGATCAAGAGGCCGCTGAGAAGGCCTTCTGGGACAACCTGATCTTGTGGATCGGTGGCGGCACGGTGGTCGGCATTGGCGGCATCGTGATCTATGTCAGCGTGATGGCGATCATCAATCGGGGCGCGTAATGAGCTACGCGCTGCTGGTATTCCTACTAGGCACCGAGGTGCGCATCGAGACCTTCGCCACCATGCTGGAGTGTGAGGCGAAGAAGGCAGAGATTTACAACGAAACCGGCGGGAGGGCCAGATGCTTGTGGATGAGGGAACCAGCGCGCGACGCATGACGACAGAGGAGATCGAGGTCCGAGTCTGGGCCTGGATCGTGATGGTACTGGCCGGCATTCTGATGCTGTCGGTCTGCGCGATCCTCGGTGCCGTGATCTTCGTGGAGCAAGACATGGAGAAGATCGCGCCGATCGACGAAGCTTTCCTGGGAATAATGAAAGACATAATGTTGTTGTGTATTGGAGCCGTCGGCGGAATCGTCGGCCGTAAGGGTGCATACGCTGCAGCCAATGCAATCAAGGAGGGCGAGAAATGATTCCACTTGCGGCGATTATGTCGATCGGGGAAAAGGTCCTCGACAAGGTGCTGCCCGATCCGGAGGCGAAGAACAAGGCCATGGCCGAGCTCGCAAAGATCCAGGCAGAGGGGCGGCTCGCTGAGCTCAACGCTGACAACATCGAGGCGCAGGAGCTGACCAAGCGCCTCGAGGCTGACATGAAATCCGACAGCTGGCTCTCGAAGAACATCCGGCCCATGACGCTGATCTTCATTCTGCTGATTTATACGATCTTCGGATTCATGTCGGCCTGGGACCTGGAAGTAAACGGGCCCTATGTCGAGCTGCTCGGCCAGTGGGGAATGCTCATCATGTCCTTCTACTTTGGTGGGCGCACGATTGAGAAGATTATGAACATGAAAGTCAAGGACAAATGAACCTCACCAAAAACTTCACGCTCGAGGAGCTCACCAAATCCGAGACGGCGCTGCGCCACGACATGGACAACACGCCTGGCCAGGCTGAGGTCGATAGCCTGTTGGCCCTGGCCGAGAATGTCCTGCAGCCGGTGCGAGATCACTTTGCCCGCGGCGTGAAGTGTAATAGCGGCTACCGCAGCCCAGAGGTAAATTCAAAGGTTGGGGGGTCGCGCACCTCGGATCACTGCAAGGGCCAGGCTTGTGACATCGAGATACCAGGGGTGCCCAACGCAGAGCTGGCTGAGTGGATCAGAGACAACCTAGAGTTTAGACAGCTGATCCTAGAGTTTTACACGCCAGGCGTGCCCGAATCAGGCTGGGTCCATGTGAGCTGGGTGGCCGGCGACAATAAGAAGCAGGTCCTGACAGCGACGAAGCAAAACGGAAAGACAGTTTACTTAGAGGGCCTGGTGGCATAGAGGAGCTCGAGATGGAAAAACCAGTGTGGGAAAAGAAGCGCCCAAAATCTTTGGGCAAACCTAAGCAGCTCAGCGACTCACAAAAGAGATCAGCTCGCGCAATGGCTAAGAAGGCGGGCCGGCCGTACCCGAACATGGTCGACAACATTCGCGCCGCAGCCACCAAAAAGTAGGTGCAGCTCGCGTTGTGTTCATAACCGAATCCCGTTAAGGTTTCTGTTATCGCGAGCTGCAGGTCCAGCATACCCTCTCGGGGCAAAAAAAACCCCGGTGCTTGACCGGGGTAACAGGCCCGCTAAGGTGCCCGAAGGAGAGTGTCCTATTCTCTCACAAGCTCCAGTCCGCGTGTCAAGTAAGGGTAAATCTTTAGCAGCCCGCGCCGCTCCAGGCGGTGCAGCATGGCGTGGCAATTCCCTACGGACTTCCAACCAAATGCGCGACAAATCTCCCGCTGGCTAGGGTAAAACCCGTGCTCGTCGTAGTACGCAGCCAGGTAGTCGTAGAGCTTTTTCTGAGAGGGAGTCGGGGAGAGCTTCATCCCCTCCCCTCCTTGATCGTCAGAGTCTTGCTGCGCTCGACCCTGGCCGGCTTGGCCTCGGTCACCTTCGCAGGCTGCGCTTTGTAACTACGCATCGCCCACTTCACCTCATACAGCACGCGGCCGTCCTGGTCCTTTACAAAGGCGAGCTCGCTCTGGGCCATCTGATCCATGATCTTCGCCTGCAGCTGGTCCTTCTCCTCCTCGAGCATGGCGATGCGCGACTTGATGTCCACCAGGTGACGCACGAAATCGCCCTCTGGCCGGTCCGTGAGATCGACTGGTGCAGAGGTATCGTCCGTGGCCGGGTAGGCCGTCACGGCGTCTGCTGGCGAGAACGCGGGGTACCAGTCGCCCTCCTCAACCCGGCGAATAAAATCCTGACACTTCTCGATGATCTTGGCTTGCGCCGCCGGGTCTGCCTTGTAAAAGAAAAGGCGCAGCTCGACGCCGCGGAACAGGGTGGCGATCACTCCCCACTTAAAGCCGCCGCAAAGCATCTGCGCCTGCAGCTGGATCGGGCCGCGGTACTCGGCCGGGACATCCTCGGGCATCGAGCTGGTGAGCTTAGACTCGCAGGCGCCTGGACCATCCAGAAAGAGGGGCTCCTCGCCAATGACATAGATCCCAAAGTCTGGCTGGCTGTAGAGCTTCATGCCGTCGCCGACCAGGATCGAGTCGAGCGAAACCTGCAAGATGTCCTTGCCGTCGACCTGGTAGCTCATGGCGTAATCGACCTGCAGCTCCTGGATCTCCAAGCCAATACGCTTTGCCGCCTCCTGGATGATCGTCACCTCCAAAGTGTTGCCCCAGTCTGCAGCCTCAGCCTTAAACGGTGGGCGTGGCTTACCTTGCGCCGCATTGATTGAGTAGGCGAGCTCGTCGTTTGGAGTCTTAAATGGCGAGACGCCGAAGATCCCTGGCAGGCGTGAGCCGCTGGGCAAAATGTCATTCGTTACTTTTCCGACCATGGTTATCCCCTTAATTTATAAAAACGCATTCGTGCGCGTATCGTTGGCCGTCTGCTGCGATGTATGTCTCGCCGCATCCGGCCATCCACTCCACCAAAAACAGCGCTGCCGCCAGGGCGATCAGCACCATAAAAAACCCTTCAATAAAAAACTTTTTCAATGTTCGCCTTTCGTTGGTTGCTTGCTCATCCATAGCGATGCGCAGGTCATCTCTAGGTCCCAGCTCGCAGGTGAGAGTGAGAGCGCATTAGATGAGCCCTTCTGATAGACCTCAAGCAAATGGTCAACCGTGACCTGCTGCTCTTGGCTCACCTTTACGGCCACGCCAATCGTTAAAAAGGCAGCGACAGTCGCGCCGACCAGGAAGCTCACCACTGCTGTGGCGATGATCTCTTTCATGCTGTCACCTCGCTATTCATCAGAACATTACGCACCGAGCTCGCAGACCAGGTGGCCGCGCCGCGGAAGGTTTTCACGCCTCGAGCTGTCAGACCCTGGGCAAGTTTGACCAGGGTCCTGCAGCCATACTCGCGCAGCTCCTGGATCACCGGGTGAACCTCTTGGGCAAACTCGCGAGCTGCCTGGGCGGTCGCCTGCCCGCCGGCCGCTGCTCCCTTTTGCGGAGCTGGGGAGCCGAGTGCCTGGCCGCGGGCGCGGACCGCCTCGAGCGCTGCGCAGGTACGCTGCGAAATCTTCTCGCGC